CACGCCAAGAACTTTAACAAAATTTGTTGTTGATGTTGTTAATCCAAAGCTTGGCGAAAAAGTTTTTGATCCAGCTTGTGGAGCTGGAGGTTTCTTAACTTCGGTAATTGAGCATATCAGAAAAAATGATGTTCATACAGCTGAAGATGAAAAACTTATCAAAGAAACTATCAAAGGAGTTGAGTTAAAGCCTCTTCCTCACATGCTTTGCGTCACCAATATGATGCTGCATGGCGTGAACTCACCAACCAACATTGCACACGATGACGCCTTATCAAGACCAATAAAAGACATCTCAGCATCTGATAAAGTTGATGTAATTATTGCCAACCCTCCTTTTGGCGGATCGGTTAAAGATGGAATTTTAGCAAACTTTTCAAAATCTTATCAAACCAAAGAAACCGCAGACCTATTTTTGGTTTTGTTTTTAAAGCTGTTAAAAGATCAAGGAAGAGCTGGAATTGTCTTGCCAGACGGCTCACTTACCGGAGATGGAGTTAAAGCAAGAATTCGCGCCGATCTTTTATCTGAGTGCAATTTGCACACAATCATCCGCTTACCGAATTCAGTTTTTGCACCTTACGCAACCGTTGCCACTAATCTGTTATTTTTTACCAAAGGACAAAAAACCAAAGAAATTTGGTATTACGAGCACCGCCTGCCAGAGGGTCAAAAGGCTTATTCGAAAACTAAACCAATAGATGCAAAAGAATTTGAAGAGATCAAAAAATGGTGGAATAAGCGAGTTGAAAGCGATGTTTCTTGGAAGGTGGGCATTAAAGAAATTGAAGCAAGAAACTTTGATTTAGACATCAAAAATCCTAGTAAGAAAGAGGAATTACAAGAATTTACCAGCGTTGAACTAATCAAAATGCTTGAGAATTCTTTTGATGAGACCAAGAAAATTTTGGTTGGGATAAAGGGGGAGTTGTGATGAGTTGGAAAAAAACAAAAATTGGAGAATTTCTTTTTGAGCGAAAAGGTTTGATAGATCCAAATAGTCGCGAGCTTTTCTCTTTTAAAAAAATTGAGAAAATTGATTTCTCGGAAGGAAAAATATTTTTGTGCGACTATTCTCCAACAAAAACTAAGCAGATAATTGTTAGAAAGGGTGATTTTGTTTTTTCTGGTTTGAATATAGAAAAAGGCGCGGTTGCCGTAAATGATTTTGATCAAGATTTGGTTGTATCCGCAAACTATTCAACATGTGAAGTTGATTACTCAAAAATAGATTCAGAGTTTCTAAAATTTTTCATAAAATCCTCATTCTTTAAAAGACTTCTTACTGATAATCTGAAAAAAGATTACGGCTTCACTAGGCCAAAACACCTTGTAAATCTAGAAGTATTTTTGCCTTCAATTGAAGAACAAAAGAAAATTGCCAAAAAATTAAAGCACAGCGAAGAGAAGCAAAAACTCCTAAAACAAGAAATCGACAACCAAAAAAACTACATAAAAAATCTTGGAAAGCAGATTTTGCAGGATGCTATTGAAGGTAAATTAACCAAGGAATGGCGAGAGCAGAATTCTGACATTGAACCAGCCAGCGAACTTTTAAAGAAAATCAAAAAAGAAAAAGAGAAATTAATTGCTGAGAAAAAGATTAAAAAAGAAAAGCTATTGCCAGCGATTAACGAAAGTGAAATTCCTTTTGAGGTGCCTAAAAGCTGGGTCTGGACAAGGTTAGGAAATATTACAAATTTTATCTCGGGTAATAATTTTGGTAGTAATGACTTTAGAAAAGGATTGGGAGTTAAATGTATAAAAATTACTAATGCTGGAGTGGGCGAACTAATTGAAACTGACGATGTATTGCCTCAAGAATTTTTAGAGAAACATAATTCATTTTTGATTTATGAAGGAGATCTAATTTTAGCACTAACTCGTCCATATATTTTAGATGGTTTAAAAATTAGCCTATGCAGCAAAACATATGATAAATCTCTATTAAACCAAAGAGTCGCAGCTATAAGAAGTCTTTGTAACGACTGCGTAGAAACAAAGTATATTTATTCTTTTTTGAGAACAAATTTTGTTTTAATGATCTACAAATCAATGTTTGAGGGTAAAGGGCAGCAACCAAATTTAAAGAAGAATGATGTAACTGATCTCTTATTTCCACTTCCTCCATTTACCGAGCAACTCGCCATCGTCTCAAAACTCCAAACTCTAATGCAAAAACTCGATGAAGCCGAAAAGCAAATCGAAAAAAGCTTAGAAACCAGCAAGCTTTTAACCAAAGCAATTTTGGCGGAGGCTTTTAAAGTTCATGAATAGAGGATTGCATAGCGAAGTTACTGATTATTTAAAAGAGATTGATCAAGAAAAAGCAAATACCCAAGAATATAGCTATGGGAACAAAATATCGGAAAAAATCAAAACAATTTTAAATAAAAATTCTGGTTATGAAGCAAGTCAGGAAGACTTGATTCTTAGAAATAGGGGTTGAGAATGGTAGAAATAACTCGGTTCGGGGGTTATTAAATTTTTTATGGGGAGGAGACCGAACCCTCTTCCCCGCCAAAAACTACAGGTTCGGAACTATGTCAAAAGAAAAAAAACCAAGAGAAAAGTTTAGATTTTATATTGATTGGATGGATCCATTAATGGATCTACCAAATAATGAAATAGGAATTTTATTTACAGGTATCTTAAAATACGCCTTCCATAATGAAATCATCGAAGTTCCCGCTCATTTATCAGCTGCATTTAAAATTATAAGATTCCAAGTAGATAAATCTTTAGAGTATGAAAAAGTAAATCTCTATGTTGTAAAGCTATCAGATAGTAAAGAATGTTTTTTTAAGATAGGTATAGCGCACGACATCGCCAAAAGGATCCAATCATTTACTGGTGTAGGATATTCAGCAGAAAGATTTACTTCTTTCGAAATAAAATTTAATGATAGAGAAAGTGCGTTGAATTTTGAAAAGAGGCTGCATGATAAGCTAGATGAATTTAAATATTTTCCTAAAAAGAAGTTCGGTGGTCAATTTGAATGTTTTTCTAATGGATGTTTTGATGAAATTGATTTAGCAATTCTTAAATTGAAAGAGGAGTTAAAAGATGAATAGCGAAAAAATTAGAGATAGCTTCATATTTTACAGAAGCTTTTACCAATCAGCAAAAAAATTACCAAAAGAAGACAAAGCAGAGCTTTTTGATGCTATCTGTGCTTATGCTTTAGACAGCGAATTAGTCGAATTGTCCGTTGTTCCTGAGGCTATCTTCACAGTAATAAGACCTAACTTAGATGCAAACAGGCGTAAGTGGGAGAATGGTTGTAAAGAAAAGAAAAAACCTAGCGAAGTTGAAGCAAAAGAAGAGCAAGAAATAAGCAAAACAGAAGCAAACGATAAGCAAACGATAAGCAAACCCGAAGGCAATGTAGATGTTAATGTTAATGTTAATGAAGAATGTAAATTAAAATCTAAATCAGAATCAAAAAGATTTACCCCCCCAACTTTAGAAGAAGTTAAAAACTACTGCCAAGAAAGAAATAACTCCGTCAATCCTGAAAAATGGATTGCTCATTACCAAAGCAATGGCTGGAAAGTCGGCAAAAACTCAATGAGAGACTGGAAGGCTGCTGTAAGAACTTGGGAAGGCAATAGTTTTGAAAGCAAACCTGAATCGACTTCTTTTAACTCATCACAATGGAGTAAATACTAATGCACTATAACTTTGAAGCTGAACAAAATCTACTTGCTTATATCATCATGGATAATGACTGGTTATTGATAACTGGAGCAGAGGAAGAAGATTTCTTGGAAGTAAACCATAAAAAGATTTTTGCTTATTTGAATAATTGCATTAAGAACAATGCACCCGCTAACAGAATAAGTCTTGTTTCTTTTTTTGAGAGTTTAAATCTAAAAGGTTACGGCGCTGAACTTTTGAACAATCAAAATAGTCTTGTAGGAGCTTTAGAAAGCCTTAAAATCTTACGAGAATTGAGGTTTAAAAGAGAATTAGAAGACATTACACTTGATACTAAAGAAATGTTATCAGACGCTTCTAAAAACAGCCAAGAAATTAAAGATATAATATCTGAAAGGTTGGAAGCTATTTCTATAAAAACTCAAAATCAATCAATTTCTCTCGGTAAAGCAGCTAAAGAAGCCTTTTCAAAAGAAAAAGTTATATCTGTTTCTTCTGGCTATCACTCAATTGATGAAATAATTAATGGTTTTGATTTAGGAGATTTAGTTGTGATTGCTGGTCGTCCAGCTATGGGGAAAAGCTGTTTAGTTGCTAATATGGCTTTAAGATTAGCTAAGAAAGGAAATCCAATTTTGTTTATTTCTTTGGAAATGAAAGCGGATCAAATTTCAAAACGAATGATTGCCAGTCTTGCTTCAATTCACTTAACTAAATTAAAAAATAATAATTTGACTTCTCCATATGAAGTTGAGGCTTTCCAAAAAGCTATGACAATTGCCGATTCTTTACCAATAACAATTGAGGATAGTGGAAGTTTAACATTGTCAAAACTTCGCTATCAGATCAAAAAGTTTGTAAATAAAACTAAAGGGAAGGTGGTTATAATTGATTATATCCAGCTAATTAAGCACAAAGGAAAAGGTCAAAGGGTTGACGATGTTACTGAAATTACCAATACTTTGAAAGATTTAGCAATGGAGTTTAATATTGTTATCATTGGATTGTCGCAACTTTCAAGAGCAGTTGAATCAAGAGATGATAAAAGACCAATCCTTTCTGATTTAAGAGAATCAGGTTCTATTGAACAAGATGCAAGCGTGGTAATGTTTACTTTCAGACCTGAATATTATTTGGAAAGACAAAAGCCAGACGATTCTGTAAAGTTAAGACAATGGGAAGCTGAGATGCAGAGGTTAAAAGGTGTGGCTTATGTAATGGTCGCAAAAGTCCGAGATGGTAAATGCGGAGACGCTAAGTTGCACTTTGAAGGCGAGTTCCAAAGGTTTTCTGAAAACAATTTTTAAGGATTAAATGATAAATTTTGATATTTTTGGCAAACCTTATTTTGGCGAAGTGTTGCCGCTGCGGATTCCTTACATGGGTAGCAAAAGAAAAATTGCCCATCAACTTTTTGAAAAAATGCTAGAAATAAAGCCAAACGCCAAATATTTCTTTGATTTGTTTGGTGGTGGTGGGGCGATGTCATTTTTTGCGTTGCAAATTGGTTTAAAAACTCACTACAACGAAAAGCAGAAAGGTTTGGTAGATTTGATTAATTACATTCTGCAACGCGCTAGAAATGGCGAAAAAGGGCAGTATGGAATTTTTCCCGATGATTTTTATGATTTTATTGATAGAGAGCAATTTAAAATCTTGAAAGATAAAGATTCGATCAAGGGGCAATTTGCACGGATTTGCTACAGTTTTGGGAATAGTCAACGAACTTACTTGTTTGGCAATGTTGAAGAATTAAAGCACTTGGCGCATAATATCGTAGTTTTTCAAGACAAAGATGCGCTGCAAAAATTCAACGAGGCTTTGAAATGCAATTTTATTTTAAGTTCAAAAAAAACAATTAATCAAAGAAGATCGGATTTTTTGGCGCAGATTAATGCTGGCAATCATAGATCTGAGTTCCAGCAGTTGCAGCAGTTGGAGCGGTTGCAGCAGTTGGAGCAGTTGGAGCGGTTGCAGCAGTTGCTGCAGTTGCAGCAGTTGGAGCGGTTGGAGCAGTTGGAGCGGTTCCCAACTTTCGCAATTACAAACCTTGATTTTCAGCAAGTTAAAATTGAAACGCCAATTGAAGAAACGGTCATTTATTTAGATCCGCCTTATCGTGGAACAGGAAGTTATTTAGAAGGTGCGCTTCATTCTGAAATTGACCATTACTTTTTAAATTCGCCTTATTCTTGCTTCATGTCCGAATACAACGCACCGTTTGATTCGGTGTTAGAGATTAAAAAAGAAAGCCTTTTAAATAATTCAAATTTGAAAGAGCGGAAATATGTAATTGAAAAACTTTATTGGAATAAAAAATGATTCATATTAAAGACATACTAGCAAAAATCACCACAAACGCAAGTAAAGCTAAATTTTACTATCACAATAAAGAGAAATTCTTGAGATACTTCGACAGTTCAGAGCAATATGATGCTTTGATATTGGCGGGGAAGTTTGGGAAGATTGAGGAGATAATTAAGGGTAAGAGTGAGTTTGATTTAGAGGAATTTTTATTAACGATTAAATTGAGGCAAGAATGATAAAAACCATTTACCACGATATTTCTCAGCAAAAAATAGAATTTTTAGAACATAAAGAGGATGTTTTAGCTCTTGTAGTGGAAAGAATGAAAATTCCCATGAATCAGTTAGCTCCTAAAATTTCACCTAAACTTCAAACTCTTAGTGAAGTTCAGCAGAAAATAGAATTTTGGTTAAAAACTAATTGCTAATTTGATTATAAAATGAGCATCTACATCTGCACAATCTGCGAACAACAAAAAGACGGAGATTTTAATTGCGCTGAATTAGACGGTAAAGAATGCTGTGAGGAATGTTTTGGTGATAATGAAAATATTAACGATTAAACCTTGCGGCTCCTCTCGCCATTAAATAAAACTCTAACCTGCCCAACAAAAGGGAGCTTCTTTTCCATCCTGTAACTTGAAGCTTCCACCCTTTCTTCTCTCTTCATCTTATCCCAAGCGTCCCTTCTCTTCTCTTTTTCCATGCAGCAAGGGCAGTAATATTCCCCTTGTGTGCTTTCAGGTTTCTTGCAAGATATGCAAATTGCTTTTAATGTATTAAATACTTTTCCCATTTTTATTATTTAGTTAAACTTGCACAATAAGTCGTCAGCGTGTTTATTCATCCTATCTATCAAGCGTTTAGCTCGATTAGGGACTTGTTTAGCCCAAGCACTATCTGCCATTTGTTTTGCAGCTTGCTTGTAATTCAAAGATTGAATAGCTGCAATAAATTTTAAAAATTTAGAAAATCTTGTCAAGCCAAGATTAAACATCATATTTGCAATAATTTGTTTAACTTCTTCGGCATAATAATCAAAGCTTGGAAATAACTTTCTACAATCTTTAACAACATTAGCAATATCAGCTAAGAATAATTCTTGACATCTACTTTCAGTTATCTTCATAGAAAAATTAGGCGTGTTTTTTCTTCCCAATTCCCATTGCAAAAGTTCAGGATCTTTCTTTGTTAATAAATGCCCTATGCCAACAGTTGGATAGCCAAGATGATCGAGATAAACTTCCAATTTGCAACCTTCATCAATAATCAATTGTTTCTTTAATTTTTCTAAATCCATTTTGATAAAATAATGGTTGACAAGTATTTTGGCAAGTAAACACAAGGCTTTATAAAATGCAAATATTTTTTAAAATAGTTGTTGCATAATAAGAATTGATCTTTATATTGAGTGTTGTTATTAACTTAAATAAATAAAAAAATGACAAAAGAAATTGCATCTAAAATAGAAATAAATGGCGAGACTTATATTAAAGAATCGGAATTAAAAAAACAATCTAAATACAAAGCTTCTCCAGTTCAAATTTTAGTACTAAATCGTGGCTGGATTGTAGTCGGTAATGTTAGTGAATCAGCTAATAAAACTATTATTCAAAACGCTGCTGTAATCCGCAAATGGGGAACAACTAAAGGATTGGGAGAGTTAGCAATAAAAGGTAAATTACCAGATACTATTTTAGATGCTTGTCCAGATATTACAGTTGATACTGCTAATGTTGTTTTAGTTATGAATTGCGAACAATCTAAATGGGCTTAGTATGTATAATCAATTTAATAAGGAAAAAAACCATAGCGTTTTGAACGGCGACGGCAACGGCGATGGCTACGGCGACGGCAACGGCGATGGCGATGGCTACGGCGACGGCGACGGCGACGGCGACGGCTACGGCAATGGCTACGGCTACGGCGACGGCTACGGCTACGGCGATGGCTACGGCTACGGCAACGGCGATGGCTACGGCTACGGCGATGGCGATGGATACGGCAACGGCTACGGCTGGTAAATTATTTAATTTTAAAATCAAATGTGTAAAAAAAGACCTTACAGTAAGTTTGGCGAATTGCTAACAGAAACTTTGCTAACAATTAAAAGAAGTAAAACCAATGTTGCAAGAGCTACTAACATTAAACTAGCCAGCGTATCTTGCGCTTGCTTTGAGTTTAACCAGATTACACTTGAAGATGTTGTAAAGATAGTAAGCTACTTAAAGTCTCAAGGGGCTAAGGCTAATCTTGATGAGTTCTTAGGGGCTTATGGTCTAATCGCTACTGATATTAAGATTGGGATTTTAAAAGATCCTAAGATTAATGCTAGGAAGGTTAGAAGAATATTAAAAATAAAAGGAGAGAAGTAATGTCATTACAATTAATAGAAAACGGCTTAAACAATTCAGAGCTTTTAAAAACTCAATTGGGAAGTAATCACAATAAATATGTGATTAGCGTTCTAAATGAGATTAAAAAAACAGCCAATGATGATAAGAAAAGTTTGGTAAATTGTACGCCAGATAGTATCATTAGCGCGATCAAACAAGCTTGTGATTTACAATTAGAGATTGATGGAAGACAACATTGCCATTTAGTTAAATATAATAAAAATACTGGAACTAAAGAAAGCCCGAAATGGATCAGTGAGGCTCAACTTCAAGTAGGATATAGAGGTTTTATCTATTCAATTAAAAGAGCTTATCCAGACGCAAATATTGATTGTAAATTAGTTTATGAAGGCGATTCGTTTGTAGTAAAGAGCGAAGGCGACACAACAACCTATTCTTTAGAAATTAAAGACCCTTTTGCTAAAAAAGAAAAAATAATTGGTGGTTATTGCCATATTTCATACACTCTTGGCGGTCGCTTAGTTTCTTTTTGTGAAACTATGTCTTTGGCTGAAATTAATAAAATCAAAGGTAAAGCTAAACAAGATTCAATTTGGCAAGAATGGTTTGAAGAAAAAGCGAAAGTAGCTATCATTAGAAGAGCTTGTAAAATTCACTTTAGCGGTATTCAACAAATTGAGCAAATTACAGAATTTGATAATCAAGATTATGATTTAGAAAAGGTAGGTGAACTTGAAATTGAGACTATTGATTCAGAACAGGGAATTGAAATTGGAAACTTAGCTAAGGTTAAAGGGGTGGATGTAGCTAATATCTGTAAATTTTATGGAATTGACCTTATTATTAATTTGCCAGCTAGTAAATTTGAGCAGGTTATTAATCAATTAAAAAAGAAACCAGATGTAGTAGTTGATACTAAAGCTGAGGTAAAAGATGCCTAAAATAATTCTATGCGAACAGGGTTCAGATGAATGGCTAGAGCATAGAAAAGGAGTTGCAACCGCTTCTAATTTTAGCAGTATCATTACACCAGCAACCAGCAAGGAAAGCGCGACACTTCCAAAGTATGCTAAGAAATTAGCTTTAGAGTTGCTTTATGAGAAAACAACTGAAAGCTCTTTTAAAAGTGCAGCCATGCAGGCAGGAAATGATTTCGAGGGGTTGGCTAGGCAAATGTACCAAGAGAAAGCTTGGAATATCGTTAAAACTACTTTACCAGATGAAGCTGGCGAGGAAAAGCCAATTGGGATGTTTAAGAGTGATTGTGGTAATTTTGGGTATTCTCCCGATGGGCTAATTGATGATGATGGATTGATTGAGATTAAGAATTTGGAGGCAGAAGCTCACTCTAATATTCTACTAAATCCAGTCTTGCCATCAGATCATAAGTGCCAAGTTCAAGGTGGACTTTGGATTAGTGGAAGAAAGTGGTTAGACTTTATCGCTTTTAATCGCTTCTGCAAGATACCAGAAAAGCAATTGGTTATTATTAGAGTTGAAAGAGATGAGGTTTTTATTGCAGAGCTTGCAAGATTAGCGCAGAAAACAATTGTTTTGCGTGATGAGATATTAAAACAAATTAGAGGCTAAAGAAATAATTATAATAAATCCCGGTACAGAATCAGTTAATGATGCTTCATTGGAAGAAGCTATAAAATCAGCGAAGGAATTTACAAGAGCTTTAGATT